CCTTCAATATCAACATAAGAACCAAAAAAACCACTACTCATGTAATGGTCATTCCCGTCCTCATTGTTAGGGGGGACGGGACTGACTGCTCCAGGAGATAGTGGTTCTGTGTCCTCAATAGAGAACCCAAATAACTTAGACATTATTATAAACTAACTTAAGTCTGATCTATTTATGGATCAGTCAGCAGAGTTATCTGGGGACCAGTATTGGACTTGGAATTCAACTGTGAATTCTTCAATGGTGTCAGATGTGTCGTAAGACAGGTCAATAGCAGCAATGTTCGTTGGGAATATTCCGTAGAACTTATACTTCTTAGCAGTTTCAAGACCATCACCACTTCTGGCATTAGGGTCAGAAGTGAGTCTCTTGAATTGCTTGACTACTGCATCAACTTGATAATCTGCTGGGTTGAGCAGACCAGATCCATCAGCATACTGTGCAATCTCTTGCATCCAACGCTCCATTGCAGTACGGATAACGAAATCGTTATCGTTGATGACTGTAACGGTCCAGGTATCAAAGGTTCTGTCACCAGCAACTTTGAAGATTCTACCTCTGAATGGAACATCAATTGATGCTACATTTGATGCAGGCAACTGTGCTGCCTTACAGAGAACAGAAAAACTATCTGAATCGTATCCGGTATCACCTGATCCAGGGAAAGACGTTAAGTCTACCTGGAATAGATTGGGGCGAGCACCGCCCCCAATCAGAGTTGATTTGATTTTCTCGATAGAGTGTGGCATTTTTTAATCCTCCTTTTGTTATTTAGATAATGCTATCAAACTCTGCCAACTACTTCTTCAAAGCTAACACCAGTGCGGGTAGCAACGAAGGTGAGTGTTACGTAGTTAATCGACTTAGCAGGCTTCAGGAAGATGTCTGCCCTAAACTCATTATTATCGATGATGTCAGGAGTGTTGTTCGTGCTATCACAAACAACCATGTATCCATAAAGTCCTCTCTTCGCTTGAATGTCACGGAGATAAGGTTCAACGATGTTCTTGAAGTTAGCTCTGGTTAACTCATCGTTGAGTTCAAAGAGTTGAGCTTGTGCTGCTCTTTCCAGTGCTTGTTCAATGGTGAGGAACAGACGACGGACGTTGATTCTGTCGAATGCAGAAGCATATCCGAGTGCGGTCTTATCACCGAAGAGGAGTGTTCCGATGCCAGGTGTGGTGACAAAGGAGTTGATTCTTGCAGGATAGAGACGATCTCTTTGTGCTTTGTTGGGGTTATATGCCAGTTTAACGGCATTGTTGATAACACCACGTTGCTGTCCAGCAGGTGAGAACCAAGGATATGCAACGATTGCTGTGCGAGTCATAAGACCTGCAACGTCACCATTTGTTGGAACATAACGGAACTCGTTATTGAATCTGTCATACATGTACTTATATCCACTGTCAAATGTTGCATAAGACGAGGAGGACAGTGAACTGAAGTAGTTGATCAGATTTTCTGTCTGAGTGTTGGTGTTAGTGATGTTAACCAGGTTTCCTCTGTGGGCACCGATGGTTGCTATACAATCCTTTCTGTCGTTAGCAACAGAAATCAGATAGTTTGCTTTTGCTTGCGATTCTGCTTCGGTTGCACAACCAGGACCCATGATCAGATAATCAACTTCAATCTCATCTTTGTTAGAGAAGAGTCCGTATGAAGTGATCAGGTTGGAAAGTTCTGCCTTCATTCCACCAGTTGAGGAGTAGTCAACTCCACCACCGAAGGTGTAAGTTACCTGACCGATACCAGCAAATGTAACGTCCTGAGCATCTTGTCCCCAGAGTCCATCTGCAGTTGTGATCTGAGTGAAGTCTGTTGAGAATCCAGTTGCTCTTGGAGTTGTGTTGTGTTCTGCGTCATGTGCCTGAGAAATATTATATCCAGCATAGATGTTAGCAGAGAAGTCTGCAAGATAATCCTTGTAGAAGATTCTCTGAGGTGCATTTACATTAGAGATTGCATCTCCTGCTTTGGACAGGTTGAGATGCTTCTCAAGAATGTTACCCTTGATTCCAGTGATAGTTCCTGCATCATCAACAACGACAACGTGAATACCATCATTCTTACCGTTTCTATCACTTACATAAACATTAGTTACAGGTCTTGGTGCAATTGCTTTCCAGAAAGTAGTTGCATTGGTCAGACCCAGAGTTTGCTGCTCATACCAGTCAACTGCAGTTGTTGGAGTATAAGTTGTACTCAGACTTCCTGTGCTGTTAATACCAGAGTTATTGACGAAGTTCAGTGCAACAGATGTTCCGAATGCTCTTGTGTTAGAACCTTCTTGATAGGTGATCTTAGTTTCGGTAGATCCACCACCAACGGTTTCAACACGAGAAACAACCTTAATATCAAGTGTGCTACTGCCACCATTTACATCGGTTGCCATTCCAACAATGATACCTTTCAGGAATCCAGTGAATCCAGAAGTGGTTCCTGATCCAGGAATGACTGCATTATCGAGTGATGCGGTTACACCAAATCCGATTGTTGCACCAGCATCAGCAAGACCAGTTGTTGCGATACCGACTCTTTGATCAGCAAAGTCGTCGATTGTGCAAACCTTCAGTCCGTTACCCCAGGTTCCAGGGTTCTTAGCAGCATATGTAAAGCTATTGTCTGAAGTATGGAAACCAACGTAGTCGTCGTAGTTGGTAATCTTCAGTGAAGTTGTTGAACCAATACCAACACCTGCGTTTGCATTGTTGAGTTGGGTATCATCAGTTCTAACAACCTTCAGAACTCCCCCATAAGAAAGGAAAGATGATGCACTCATCCAGTACTCGTACTGTGAGTCAGTTGACAGGGGCTTACCGAACGTATCGATAAGTTCTTGCTCTGTAGAAATATCAATTGGGTCGTCAATTGGTCCGATCTTAAAAGGTCCAGCGATCGCACCAATGTTGTCTAGTACATTATCAGCTCTTCCTACTGTTAAGTCAACCTCCCTGACTAATACGCCTGGAGATAATTGAGGAGTCGCCATGTTTTTGTTCTCCGAAGTCTCAGTTTATCTGAAAATATTTATTAAAAAGTATAGTTTCACAGGGGAAACACGACGTGAACTACCAATCAGGATATTCCCACCGATTATCACAAGTTTTATTCTTCATTATCCTTTTGATTGTACACTCTTTACATTCATAAGAGTATGAAGATGCAACTGGTCCTCGGTCTTTTCTGGTTCTATAAAACTCTTCAACTAGATTTTTTGTTTCACCACAAACTCTACACTTTCTATCTTGTAATAAAAGGTGTCCTAATTTAATCTGACCATCTAAATCCATTAACGATATTCCCACATATAAGATCTATCACCATATTCTGCTGTTGTCCATCTATCTCCCTCACCATCAACAAAACTATCATCATCTAGACCATCATTTAAGAAACCAAAGGGAGCCATATCTTGTTCAATCTGATTCTTTTGTTCTTCATATAATCTCTTACGAACATCTTGATCAGTCAGTTCTTTAAAGTAGTCCATCTGGACCAACCAAGCATAGATGACAAGACACATTGCCAAGTCATCATTACAACCTTCTTCTGCCTCAAATGAGTTATGCTTTGATATAAAGGTTGTCAGTTCTGAAATAATCTCATAGTCATTGAAGATAAGTTTGTCTTCCTCAATCAAAGTCTTGAGGTTTAGGGATCCGACTTTCTTTACAGTCTTGGACATCTTAACACCCAACTGTGTTTTTTTGCCAGAGAATCCTTGTCCGACAATCTGTCCTGCTCTACCTCTCATAGAACACATCAGCAGGTTCTGATACTCAAGATCATACTGAAGAATAGAGGCAACCTGATCTCCGATATCATTTACCTCACATAAGATAAATGCACTATTGTAATTCTTTGCCACTTCGTAAATGATGTTGGGAAACAACATTGGTTTAATATCGTTGTTCCTATATTTTGCTACAACTCTGTGAGGAAACTCCGTAATGTCTACACAGACGAATGCTGAGTAGTCTTCTCCAACTCCTCTAGCAACGTCAACTGTAATCACATAATCATGATTATCCTTTGGTGGTTCATATACATCTAATCCTGCATTTCTCTGCATAGGACTATCATACACCATTGTTCTCAACTTGCTAGGAGCAATCAGTGTATCAACAGAACCTAAGAACTCACACTCAAACTCAACCTTAAATTGTTGTTCAGATGTGTTTGCAATCGTTTGTTCTTTCCAGACATCATCCCTACCAGGAACTTCTGACCAGTGAACATCTGTTGGAATATATTCATTCTTTCCTCTCTCCGCATCATGCCACATACGGTAGAAATGATTCATACCGTGTGGTGTAGATACAATAATTACTTTGGTGTTTTTACCAGAAGTAATAGTAGGATAAACAGATGCAAAGAACGAGTCAGCAACGTGATTCGGGACGAATGCGAACTCGTCGAGAAAGAGGATGTTGAACGACATACCTCGGACAGCACTTGCAGACGTAGAAGCTGCCAATATCTTACTGCCATTTTCTAACTCCAGTGATCCTTTGTTCCATGATATGATACCTTGCTGCATCCACCTTGGAAGGT